CAGCTGTCATCACCAATGCCCCAACGAGTAACAAGGCGGTCATGGTGACTGCCGAGCGCATCATGTTTGCCCTTGGCGCTGGTGGAAACCCACGCAAGGTCCAATGGTGCGACCAAGAGAACAATACAGTCTGGACCCCAGCTGGCGACAACCAGGCAGGCGACTATGAGCTTGCAACGCCTGGCACACTTCTGGCCGGTAAACGGGTCAAGGGTATCAATTTGCTGTTTACAGATGTCGATGTGCATACAGCGCAATATGTTGGCGCTCCATTTGTCTATGGCTTTGAGAAGGCCGGAAGCGGATGCGGTCTCATTTCAGCCCAAGCGGTGGCTGCCATTGACACTGCTGCCATTTGGATGAGCAAGGCAGGCTTCTGGATTTATGACGGATATGTCAAGCCACTGCCAAGCGATGTGTCCGACTATGTCTTTGGCAATATGAACTTCAATCAGTCATCCAAGGTCTATGCGGTCCACAACAGCCAGTATGGTGAGATTTGGTGGTACTACCCAAGCAGTGGCAGCAATGAGAATGACAGCTACTGCACTTTCAACTACAGAGAAAACCACTGGAACATAGGCACATTGGCCAGAACTGCTGGCACTGATGCCGGAGTGTTCACCAACCCCATGGCCGTGTCCACAGATGGTTATGTCTATGAGCATGAGGTTGGCTTTGCTTATGACAGCGCCAGCGTCTACGCTGAGTCTGGGCCAGTGCAATTGGGCAATGGCGACAACATCATGTCGGTCAGGCAAGTTGTGCCAGATGAGCAGACACTGGGTGAGGCGGTGGTTTCATTCAAAACCCGAAATTACCCCACTGGGACACAATCCACATTTGGGCCATACACGGCAGCCAACCCGACTGATGTCAGGTTTGCAGCGCGTCAGGTCAATGTGAAGGTGACTGGTGCAGTATTGGCCGACTGGCGAATTGGGGTGATGAGGCTCGATGCAGTCCCAAGTGGAAAGAGATGAGTGACCAAGAACATTTGGAGAGGCTACGCCACCATGTGGAGGCGGCATTAGAATACTCTGGAGGCACACATAATTTTGACGATGTCACTGAGATGGTCGAGGGTCACAGATTGCAGCTGTGGCCGGCCAAGGACTCGGTGGTATTGACAGAGATCATTGTCTACCCACGACTGAAGTGTTTGCATTACTTCTTGGCTGGTGGCGACCTAGATGAACTCTCAAGGATGAGACCATTGATCGAATCCTGGGGCAAGTCTGTTGGCTGCACCAGGGTGACTTTGGCAGGCCGAAGAGGCTGGTCAAAGACATTTTTGAAAGACGAAGGTTACAGCCCACAGTGGTCTGTAATGGCAAAGGAACTTTAGGGGATACATATGGCAATTTCAGCAGCACTGAATTACGCGCTCAATAATGGGATGACCCAAGAGCAGTATTACAAACAAATCTTTGATGCGTTTGCAAAGGCTCAGGCTCAAGGTTTGAGCGATGCCCAGATTGAAATTGGCATGAATCAGTATGGCATCAGCGCTGGCGACCTTGCAAGGGCCACTGGCGTAACGCCTGAGAGTGTGCAGGCTCGCATGGAAGCGGCAGCGCCAACAACTGAGGCTGACTTGGCCTATGAACGAGCAGCCCAAGCCGAATTGGCTGCAAGACAAAGACAAGAGCAAACAAGGCTTGCGTCATTGCTTGAGACCACACCAGTGGTCACACCTCCAACTGTAGTGACACCTCCTGTCACAACAACTCCGGTGGTGACTCCACCCACTGTGGTGACTCCACCCACTGTGGTGACTCCCCCTGTAGTGACAACGCCAGTGGTCAAGCCTCCGGTGGTCACTCCTCCTGTCGTTAAGCCACCAGTTACGCCTCCAGCCACCAATACGGCATTGAATGCCCAGCTTGAAAAAGCATACAAGGATGGTGACATTGCCTTGCTCAATAGTTTGTTGGCACAGAATCAGGTGACATCAGCGCAAGCAAAGAATATGTTTAACCTGACAGATGCTGACTTGTCATGGATTCAGAACAATGCCGGTGGCAAGTTTTACACGCCAGCAACGGCAGCGCCTGGTGCGAACATGGGCATTGGCGGCTCATTTGCCAACTTTCAGTCCATCCCCATTGGCGCTCAATTTAACCCTGCTGTGACAGCTGGCGGTGCATCCCCATACTCTCAGATCATGGGCCAGATGAAGCCATTCCAAAACCCTTATCAGAACTTTGTGGCCAATACACCCATGGGTGGATATGACCCAGGACTGTATGACCGCATTGAGGCTGCCAATCTGGCCAAGGCTCAAGCTGACGCTGAAATTGCAAGGCTTGGTGGAACACCAGTCTATGGTAGTAATGATGATGGTGGTGCGGCTGCTGCTGCTGCCGCCACAGCGGCTGACTCTGCTGCGGCATCAGCTGCAAGCGCAAGTGGTACAGCACCAGGCAGTGATGGCTCCCCAGGCTCTGGTGCGGCCATGGGTGGATTGATTACCAACGTCTTTGGTCCTGATCCTGCTGGACCTGATGAGGGTCAAGTCAACATGATGCGCGGAGAATATGTGATCAAGAAGTCTTCAGTCAATAAGTATGGCAAGGGACTTCTGGACATGATCAATGAGGGCAAAGTGCCTGCCAAGAAAATGAAATCTTTACTCGGATAAGGTGGCGATATGTCAAAAGGTGGAACAACTACATCAACAAGCTCCATTGATCCTCAGATCAAAGAAGCATTCTTGGCTAACTTTCAGCAGGCCCAAGGGGTCGCTGGTGCTTTGCCAGTCCAACAGTTTGCAGGGTACAACCCTTTGTACCAGGCAGGCGAGGAGGCTCTGGTCAACACGGCCCTCGCTGGCCCAGGCATTACTGGCACTGACTTGGCCGCACAGATGGCGGCTTATGGCGGTGTCTATCAGCCAAGCCAGATCACAGCGCAGAAGACCAATCTGGGCCTTGGACAAGGTCCAGGCACTATCGGCTCTTACATGAATCCCTTTTCAGAGATGGTGCGCAAGAACGCATTGGCTGACCTTGAGTCTTCACGCCAGACTGCCATCCAGCAGATGGGTGAACGTGCAAACGCTGCCAAGGCTTTTGGTGGATCACGCCAAGGTGTGGCTGAGAGCTTGACCAATCTTGGCTTTGCCAAGCAGGCCGGCAACCTTGGGGCGACATTAAACGAGCAAGCATTCAATCAGGCCATGGCCGCGCAGCAGGCCGACATTGGCCGGATGTCAGCAGCCGACATTGCCAATCAGCAAGCAGGCTTGCAAGGTGCGCAATTAAGGCTAGGCGGTGCAAGCCAGCTAGGTAATTTGGCTGCACAACAACAAGCATTGCGTCTTGGTGGCGCTCAAGCGGTCATGGGCGCTGGCGGTGCGCGTCAGGCTTTGGACCAGCAGCAGATGGATGCCATCCGAAACATTGGCCTCCAGCGCCTTGGTGTGGTCCAGTCTTCACTGGGTGCGCAGCCTGCCAACCTTGGGATGCAGTCAACGACACCACAGTATTCAAACCCAGCGTCTGGCGCCTTGGGTGGTGCATTGGCTGGTGCAAAACTATTCCCAGGCAATCCATTGGCAATTGGTGGTGGTGCTTTGCTTGGCCTTTTAGGCACTTAAGGGGTAAAAAATGGCAGACTTTGATTTGAGTGGCCTTTTAGGCAATATGTTTAGTGGTGGTGACAGTGAGCTTGAAAAGCTACTGACTGCCAAGCAAAAAGAGCAATTAGGTTTGCAGTCATCATTGGCGGCAGCGGCTGCATTGCTTCAAGCAAGTGGTCGCGGCCCACAGCGTATTGGCTTGGGTCAAGCACTTGGTGGAGCTTTGCAAGCCGGCCAAGGTGCTTATGAAAAAGGCATGACCGGAGCTTTTGGCAATTTGGTCACGGCAGCCAAGCTCAAAGAGATGCAGCGGGAAGCTAATCGTCAAACGGCATTTACCAATTTGTTTTCTAATGCCACGCCTACTGGCCTGACACCAGCACAAGCTAGTCTTGCAGCGCCAATTGAAACAGCTGGCCGAGTCGGTCCAACACCTGATCGTGCTGCATTGATGACTGCTGCACCAGCACCGCAACAAGGTGGCCCATTTTCGTTTTTGAATCAAACGCAACGTGCGCTATTGTCTGGGATGAAGCCAGAGCAGGGTTTGCCTGAGATTTTGAAGATGTCTCAAGCTGCTGAAGAATATGGCCCTCCAACGCCTGTGGTGATGAATGGCAAAACTGTCATGGTCCAGTACAACAAGCAAGGTCAACCACGCATTGCCCAGGGTGCTATGCCTTATGAGCCACAGTCACCTGACATTCGCGCTGTGGAATACATTAGCGGAAGGCCATTGGCTGGAACTGGCCAACCAGGTATAGAAGATGTTGGTAAGTATCGCCAGCAGATTGCCACACGTGTGGATGTGAAACCAGTGATTGACATGACTGGTGGCCAAAAGGGCTTTGAGAATGAAATGAAGTTGGCTAGTGCATTTAAGCAAGAGCCAATCTACAAAGACTTTAGCGACATGAAGTCTTCTTTTGGCCAAGTGGTTTCATCTTTGAGCCAAGGCACACCAATTGGTGATGTTGCCGGTGCAACCAAGGTGATGAAATTACTCGATCCAGGCTCTGTGGTGCGTGAGACTGAACTTGGCATTGCCATGGCAGCCGCAGGCCGCATGGACCGATTGAACAACTATTTCACTAACATGATGACCGGCCAGAAGCTCACGCCTACACAACGTGAAGACTTTAAGGCTTTGTCCAATGAACTGTATGCAGCCGCTGGTCAGGCATACAACCAAAAGCGCAGAGAGTATGAAGGATTTGGCCAGGCATATGGATTTAAAAACCTTGACACAGCCCTTGGCGCTCCAGCCACTATCCCCTCATTGATGCGAACTGCACCAAGTGTTGGTGGCGGTGGTGGTGCAGTAAGACCATCTCTTGGTAATATCTTTCAAGTACCAGGAGGCTGATCATGGATGGCATTGAAAAGAAAATCAAAGAAGCTCAAAAGGCCGGCTACAAGGATGACGAGATCATCCAGTTTCTGGCCCAATTGCCCGATGTTGGACCACAAGTCACAGCTGCGCTTGAGAATCAATACAAACCAAATGAAATCCTAAAATTCTTGGGACAGTCTCCGGCCTATCGAGAAGGCACAGAACTGCCAACGGCATTTCGCGGATTTG